TGTAGGTGGTTTGGTAGAAGTCGCAATCATCACGGGTCAACACCTTGTCGTAGATCCAGTGAAAGGAATCGGACGGGTTGTAGTCAAGGATGATTTTTCCGTCTGTACGGAAGATTAGCTGCTGCCAGTCCTCAAAGAACAGTTCGTTCGCCTCGTTGATGTACAGTAGGTTGCGTTTACGTCCCCGTATCTTTTGGGGCTGGTCAAGGGAAATGAACTCAATCAAATTTCCGTTCAACTTGTATTCGTGGCTGGACATATTGTGATGCTCCTCTCGGTACAAGTCGTGCATTCGCAGGATGTCAATGAAGTCACGCATTACGGAAGCACGAAGGGAGGGGAACGTCTTACGGCAGATGGTAACCACCTTGCCCTCGTTCTTGGCGCAGTAATAAAAAATAACCCAGAGCAGGATATTGTAAGTTTTCCCGCTCCGAGTGCCTCCCTGCTCTACTGTTATGCGCTTGTCGCTCCGCAGTAGGTGGTTGAATACCTTATTCGTTCGTATCGCCCCCAAGCACTTCTATTTGAAACATCTTGCCCGTAGATACGTCCAATTCTTGACGTTCTACATAACCACGCTTCTTGCCTTTGGTCTTCAAGTAAAAGATTGTGGCGGCGGTGCTACCGTTCTTTATTTGTGAATGGAGTTGGCTTTCAGCAAAGTCCAAAGCAACGGCCTCCAGTTCGTCAATGTCCTTTTTGAATTTCTCATCCGTGTTGTAGTACTCATAGAACGTAGTGCGGCTTACGCCTACTTTTTTGCAGGCCGTGGTCACTACACCCAACGATCCCTCCATTGCTTCAATGAGGGCCTTTTTATTGTGTTCAACTCTGTTAGACATTTTCAAAAGATTTAAGGGGATAGAATACCAGCGAGTTACGGTAACCGCCTTCTTTGATTGGTTCAATCGGAGTGACTCCGTGCATATTACGCCAAGCTGGGTACACTAAAATTGAGTTGTCGCACTGGTCTATTGTAGCACCGTAGTCGGGAATGTTCAAGTTGCCACCGATGCTATTCTCTCTCTTGGTGATTATCACGTTCACCGCACCAATGATGTTGGCTGCGTCACGGTGGAAAGGAGCAGGGATATTGTAGTTGGAAATGCTGCTGGTAAACAGTTCGCTGAACCGCCACTTCTTGTCGGTGCGCTCAAGCAGCTTCTTTTGCAATTCATATTGTTCTGGCATTATGTCTCGGATGATGCTCTCTGATTCCTTACAGAGCATTAACATCGCCTTGATGAAGGTCTGTGCTGACTTCACCCCGTGTACGCTGCTAATGCTTGGATAAGGTCTGCGCATATGGGGGCGAGCAGGGCAGCTTCCTATAATAGCCGAGTATTGCTTAACTGCACGCTCTTGGTTAACAAGACCGCTTGATCTACCCATCTCGCTTTTGGGTACGTTCTTGCTTCTTAGCTCAAGGTTGGCGATGTTTGCCAACTGCTGACCCTTATCCGTGAGGCTGCGCATATAGAACCCAACTACTTGACCCTCGTAAGTAAAGATACAATCCTCCTTTACGTTTGGCGTTATCTGGCCGCACTTGTCTCCAATCTTTACGCTATGCTGGATTGGTGTTAATTCAATCTTCTTCATTTCACGATTCGTTTATGGGTGTTGCTTTTTGGTCGGTTCTTGGTTGGTATGCAGGCAATCACAACTTATCCTTTTCGGTCTTTAGGTATTCAATAATCATAGCACCGATGTAGGCACCACGCTCACGCCAGAACTTAACTAACTCCTGCGCCTGCTCGTAGTGTTCTGGCTCAAATTCAATTTGAATGGCCTTGCGCACACCTCCTGCCATATCGGTCAGCTCGTCAGAAACATCCTCCTCATCAAGGATTGAATAATCTGGCTCGGTTGCTGGTTGCCAAACGTCAAGACCCCACTCAACAAGTGAGTCCGCATCCCATTCGTTTGCCAGAATATCCCAGTCCCATTCACCGAAGCCAACGTTGTCTTTGATTATGAACTCCGCCTGTTGCTCTGGCGTTAGTTGGTCGGCAACAATAATCGGCACCTCGGTAAGCCCTGCGGCTTGGCACGCCTTTAGGCGCATATTCCCACCAAGTACCATCATATTTGCATCCACTACGATAGGACGCAACTCAAGCATCTGAGGGAACTCCTGGATTGATTTTACGAGCTTCTTGAACTTATCGTCTTTGATAATTCGTGGGTTGCTCGTATTGGGAACCACTTGAGTAATTGGTACTATTTGCATTCCTTTTAATTTTATTTACAATACAGCCAGCAGTCATCAATCAAGGTACGGTTGGGTAGCAACTCGTCAACGGCTTGAATCACTCCCTGCCAGTTTCCGTGATAGTCATCTCCTGCTATATAACCGCCTTTCTTAACCTTTGGTAGCCATAACTCAATATCTTCCTTAACGGATTCGTAGGTATGCGTGAGGTCGATAAATACAACGTCAATGGATTCGTCTGCAAACTTCTTGGAAGCAGCTTTAGAAGTGGCCTTAATGGATTTGTAATTGCGTTCTCCCATATTGGCCTTGAACATTTGGTATATGTCTACCTGTGTTGCGAGTGCGTGGGTGGTGGTGAGTTCGTTTGGCGAACCTTTCCAAGTGTCAATGATTGTTATTTGCTTGCCTGTTGCTTTGTCACATAGGTAGGCCGAGGATTTACCCAGCCAAGCACCAAGCTCAACGAATGTACCTCCCTCTGGCATTTGTGCAATTAGGTAGTCGTATGCTGCTTCGTGATTGAACCAGCCGTCTATGTCTTGGTGACTTTTTATTTCAGTATTCATTCTCCAGCGATATGGAGTTGGTTTGTAGGATGTTGCGGAATACGGATTGCGCTTGCTTCCAAAGGATCAGTTCGTATTCGTGCTTGGCTTCCTGCACCATCGTGTGAAGGTACAGTTCGGTTTCCCAGAGGGAGTTCCAAGCGTCCTCTGAACGGACGGCACGTTTGAATACGGTCTCCTCGGCTGGGGTCTCGACCTTGTAGGTTAGTGTGGCTTTCATTTTAGGTAGTTGTAATATGAAATGCTTTCGTTTATTACTTCAATTTCATTTGCTTTGCCTGCTGCTTGCATAGCAAAGATACCATCTGCCTCATATACGTTGGTGAATTTCAGTTGCTTGGCGATTTTATACTTCACCATAAAGGAGGCGGTGTCAATATTACCAATCTTTGGCTCGCCTGTTGCTCGTAGTCGGACGGTGCCGTCCTTGTTCTGCTGCCCCCACGTTACCATATCTGCGCTCACTCCTTTGATCTGGTCGTACCAGTTCGGGTGGATGAGATTGTCATCATCTAAAAAAAGAACGTAGTCATCTGGCTTGGCCTTGAGGCGGGAGAGCATTTCGTTTCTTATGGGGTTACCCCAGTTGCCAGTGAATTGTGAGGTGTACCATTTGCCTCTTGATTCCACGCCTGTTGATTTGTCAAAGGCAACCTTCCAGTTGCAATTTGGGGGGATGCTGGGCATTATCATAACGAGGTTCCACGGACGTGAGCAAGGGGTGAGGATGTGTATCATTTGGCACGGATGTAGTTCACGCATTCGTTGAAGGCGTCATCATTCATATCCTCGCTCTGGAACTCCAAAAAAAAGTCCTTCCCCTTTCTGCGATACACCTCGTAATGGTGCAGCATAATGCCCGCCATTGAGACGTTGATACGCATAACGTAGTACGACCCAATTACGGTGTCAAGGGTGAAGCCGTGATAGGTACTGTAGGTGGATTTCATATAGGTACTCTTTTGAAAGTTTCGTTCCGAAGTCGGCTTCGTGGTGGCATTCACGGCATAACGCCATAAGATTTTCAATTACGTCTCGGATCTTGCTCCCTCCCATCCCTCTGGGTTGGATGTGGTGGATGTCCACCGCACGGCCTCCGCACACCTCGCAAGGCACGAACTCCACGGGCGATAGCCCTGTGGCATCAAAGTATACCTTCTTGTGTTTTATCATAACGCTCACCTAAATAAACCGCTCCGAGGACTTTTGTGATGCGAAAGTCAGTTGCCGCCTGTAAATCGTAGCGTCCTTTGATTTGATTTATGCACTCCTCATCTGTAACTACAAAGCGGTACTGCTCCCATCGGCTGGAAGCCCAGACCTTTTTTGTGTGCTTCTTTCTGCTCTTGGTGTAACTGATTTCCAAGTCAAGCATCCAGATAGCGTTACTCATTTTCGGCTCTTGCTATTTCGCTGGCCTTACCCTCGTACCATTGCGCTTTCAAAATGTCCTGCTCCACGGGGTTATTGGGTTTGCGTCCTGCTCGCATTCGGTATTTGAAGGCATTTATTTCGCAATAGGCAACAAAGGCAGCTGGCCCCCAAATGTCCAGCATCATTTCCCAAACCTCCTTATTGTTCTGCTTGTAGTGATCGGGTCGAACCTCGCTCATTTTATTCAATGCTTAAATTGTTCGCCTGTAAAAGAGTTCGGATGTCTTCTCGGACTTGATCATAGCAGCTGTACTCGCACTCGTTCAGCAACCCGTGCTTCAATTTACTCCGCAGGTCTTGGTCAAGTTTCCAAAGGACGTGCTTGAACACACCGCCGTGGACGGCCTCCGTAAACTCTGTCTCCTCGTCGGGGAGCGTGAACTCCAATACGGCTTTCATAAGGCAAAGAATAGTTTACCTACCATTGCAGCAACGCCACCCGCCAAAGTGTACACAACGTCCCAGGCGCTATCGTCGTAATCCCTACGTCCCTCAAATAGGATTCCCTTTAATTCTTTTGCGAATGCTGCTGCGATAAGAATCGGCCAGCTACCCGTAACGGCAAGGATTGCCATCCCCGCCCAGAAGTGTGCGATATGGTCTATTTTCATTTCTCGTTGGTTTTCCAATAGTAATTACAATTGTTATCTTCAATAGGTACTTCAACAAACATAGATTGATACCTTCCCATTGCGGCGGTGTAGCGGTAGCACGTTTCTTTTAGTTCGCACCCTTCCCCCGTGCATTTAGTAATGTCAGTCATTGGTGTTAAATTTTATTTAACTACTCGGTAAAATTCCGAATTGTCAGCGTTAAAGTTGACCGATAATGGTGTAACTGTCAAGCTCTGGGTTGTCTTTTCCGAGGAAAAACTCCTTGTACAGTTCAATCGCAGCGTGTACTTTGCGCTCCCCCTCTGCTACAAACTCTGGGGATACGGTGTAGATTCCAATATCAAGCGATGCTTTGTCGATAGCTATAAATATAAACTTGTCAATCGGCACCCCAAAGAGGCGGGTGTAGATGAACGCTTGTACATCATAAAAATACTTTCGTGCTGAAAAAGGGAAGGCACGCAAATCTTGTGTCGTTTTTAAATCTGCAATAAACCCGCTTGTGTAGATGTCCGCCTTCGCTCGGAAGGGCAGCCCTCCTATCATACCAATCTGTGGTACCTCGTACTCGCAGTCGTTAACGTAGTCCATCACCTGCTCGTTGCGCAGTAGTGCGTTAGCGATTCGCTCGGCTTCGCTGAACTCCTTTGCAGTAATGATTTTTTCGCCTTTCTTTTTTGCCTCTTGCCAGATTTTAGTGTTCTTGGATTGCACGTCAATCACCTCGTACTCCTTCACAAGGTCGGGTTGCAATACCATCAAGTGAACCAGACGCCCCACGGAGAACGCATCAGAGTCCTCCTGCCCGTATTTTGTGACGTAGTGGTATGTCTTTGGCGAAGAGAGCAAGAGCTTTGCTGCGCTGCTCGACAAGGCCGTGCGGCCGAGGTGCCCGTAGTAAAACGAGTCATCAAGCATCTTCTCTTTGAGGGTGACGGTGTCCCAGATGGAGCCGTCAAGTAGTTTGATTGTTTTCATTTCATTATTGCTTTATACATCTCGTTCACGTCAAACGGGAGGTTTGGTTCGTATGGGTGGTGAACAAAGTCCACGTCGTAGAACGTACCGTCTGGAGCATCGCAGCTATCAACGTCAACGTGTAGCTCATATTGCAGCATATCATCAACAGATTTGAACCCTGCCCAGTCAGCAAAGATTTCATTCCAAGAGCGAGGCGGCACATCCTCTGGGGCGATACCGATACGCTCGGCATAGTCCATTAGAAAGTCGGCTGACAGTCGCATAGGGCTACAAGTATGATTTGAGGAAGGAGAACAACTGCGAAGGCGGCAGCGGTCAGGATGAGCATCCACGCCAAAGGGACGGTGATGTCAATGATTAGGTTCTGGAGTTTGTTCACTTTGATTGGTTTTAGTTATTTGATGAGGCAAAAATGAAAAATAAATTCGAGATAAAAAAATTTATTTACATTTTTTTTTGCTTCAAGTCGTAACTTATTGAAACACCACACATTAAATTTGTGCGCTTGGTGTTGATTACACCTATTTCGTGGCGTAACTAATCACCTTATAGGTAGGAAGCAACTCCAAATCAGCCAACTCAATACGGGTGATCACGTCCAAACGGCCGTCTCTCTGGTAGCACTTGAGGTACGCCTGTTCTTTTGGAACAAATACCTCCTCCAAAGTCATCTCAATAAGCTCTGCCAACTGCGAGCGAGATACCACGACGAACCCACCAAGAGAAGCAAGCTCAAAGGCAATGTACCCAGCGTGCCCGTAGAGCCACCCAGCGTTACCTCTGACGTTCTTTAACTCCACCCAGACCTGTTCGTTCTGCTTCTGTCCTTTGACGTCAACAGAGGTCTCCCCTTGAGGTCGGGTGATCCAGTAGTCAATGTGCAGTTCAATGTCCTCTTGCCTGCTGCTCTTGCGGCAGCGGTACCCAAGTGCCTCGCAAGCAAGCACGAACCTATCTTCTCCCTGCTGGCCTACCTCTCTGGACTGTGCCCAGCGAGCATCACTCACCATAGGTATCATATAAATTTTGCAGGTCACGAATCCATCCTGCCCACAATTTAGGTGAGCAAGTGCAAGGCACTATCATTTTGTGCTGGAAAGTCCGTGCGTGAATGCGGGCAATCTCCTCCCGCTCCACAGCCGTCAACTTGTGTTTGCCCAAGATCGTACCCAAGAAGGTGTACTCCGCCTGCTCAAGGCAGTGCGGCTGCTTAATGGGGAACAGCTTGTTCAACTTTGCCTTTCGGGCATCGCAACCGCAGTCAACTCCCGTAACCTCGGAGAACCATTCAACGGCTGCTTTGATTCCTGTTGCCTCGGTAATGCTTTCAATTACGTCTCCCGCCCCTTTTGGCTTTCTGCCACGCTTCGTAGTCGGCTTGGATGTTGGTTCTGATTTCATTTTTTGCTTGTTTTAATGTGTTGCGAATTGAGTCCCGTGAGATGCCGATGGAGCGGTTCATTTCGCTGATGCTCATCTCTTGGTTAATTTCCAGTATCATACGGTCGTACCAGCGGATGACCTCCACTTGATCCTTGACGGAGTTCAACAGCTGCTCATAGGCCATATCCTCCTCATAGTTGTACTCGTTTTCGGGTTGCCGTAGCCACTCATCCATCTCGTACATATCCCCAAAGTTCAACTTGTGCAGGTTCTCTTTTTGCTTATTTAGTTTTATGCATAGGTTTATGCAGGATCGGTACACAAAAAAAAAGTTCACCTCTCCGTTCTGGATGAAGTGAACCTTCCCTTCCTCGGCAAGTTGCAAAAGGCGAATGAATACCTCCTGCACCACGTCCTCGGCTACCTCCACGCCAACGTAACCCTTGGTAAAATTTATCAAGACCTTACGCTTCTTTGCGTAAAACTGGGATATTAAATCATTTGTTTTAATGTACCTAATTTTTGACGCAAATGTAGCACTTCCTCCTGCAACATAACTACTTCCGTTGATTTCTCCGCCAAACGCTGCTGCATCTGGGTACGTTCTTTTACCAAAGTTTCAAAGTCAAGGTGGTCTACAACCTCCTCCGAGTTGATAATTGACTGCGCTATCTGATAGCACCTCCAGTATTCAGCGTCCTTTCGGAACTCTAATTTCATATAGTGAATCACCGTAGCGTGAGTCCGCCCCATCTGCTTGGCCAAGTCAACCAAGGTGTATCTATTGCGGAATGAATGCGTGAATGCTGTTCGTACCCGCACGTTTGCCAGCGTCCGTCTACCGTCATCTATGTGGTCGGCGAGTACGCAAAAATCT